CTTGTAACCTCTCTTTTCACACAAAAACCTGAAGCTCTAACTTCAAAAGATCAACAAGTTCGTCAAAATAACATGTTTGGTTCTCTTCAAAACACTATTGATTCTGGTGTTTCAATACCTTTAGTTTATGGAATGCATAGAGTAGCTGGACAATTTATAAGTGGTTACATCGACTCCATTGATCATGGTAAGAATGATGATATTACAGTATTGGAGCAGTTTGAAGATGCGTAAGCAAAATTATCTTGTTCACAATAAAAAACAAGTACCCTTAATCAAAGGTGGTTTTGGTGGTGGTGGTAGCAATGGTGGCGGTAACTACACAGAAGATCCTAATGATCTGTTTTCAACTGATATCATGTATGTTCTTACAGCTATTGGTGAGGGCCCTATATATCGAATTAATCCAAACGGTCCTCAAGACATCGAAATTTCAGATAATTCAATAGATGATTTAGTTAAAATAAACGGTGATGGCACTGAAAAAACTGATGTATTTAAAACCTTATCTACTTCAGGTACTACTACACAAGGAGCTTTAACAAAATTTGGTGAACAAACTGTTACACCACAAACTTTTGCATCTCCTGTTACTCTTAAAAAAGGAAATATCGATGGAGTTCCAAAAGTCGAAGTATTATTACAAGACACAAGCGCTGAAGACTGGGATGAACTAAAGTTTAATTTTGTGATTAATGCTCTTCAAAAACAAAAAGATAATGGTGATATTGTAAAACATTCACTAACCGTTCGTGTTAGAGTATATGAGCGCACAGGAACTACCGTTATTAAATCAAAATCAAAAACAGTAGAAGGTAAAACTACTGTTCCTTATAAGTTTTCTATTGTAATACAAATTCCAAAGGCAAGTCGCTCAACTGTAGGTTATAAGTTTTCTGTAGATAAAACTTCTGACGAATCTACAGATTCTCGTGTTCAATCTAATATACAACTTGTTAGCTGGAATGAGATTAAAAATGACCCACAAGCTTATCCAAGAACAGCATTAGTTGGTTACGCTCTTAAAGCTTTTAATGAACACCAAGGAGGAGTTCCAAATTTTACTTCTCTTGCAAAAGGTCTTATTGTAAAAGTACCTTCAAACTATAATCAACCTATTTTAACTAATGGGCAAATTGATTGGAGAGAATTAGAATTACCTGAAAGTGGTGCCACAATATATAATTATACAGCAAATGGATATTCTCTTCAAAAATCTGGTACAGGAACAAAACTTACTGCTGCAAACCCTCAAATATATGTAGGAACTTGGGATGGAACATTCGTCTATTCTTGGACTCAAAATCCTGTATGGATTATTTATGATATATTAACAAATTCAACTTATGGATTAGGTATATCTGAAGAAAATATTGATAAGTATAAGTTTTATCAAGTAGCACAATATTGTGATGCATGTGATGAAATAACAGGAAATTTTATAGGAGTTGATGGACAAGCTGATGGATCTTTTAGACATAAACCTAGAGACCAATTTACTTCTGTAAAAAACACTCTTGTTGGAATACCAAAAGGTACTTCTATTAAAGAGCGTAGATTTACTTGTAATATATTAATTTCTGATCCTGCCCAGAGTTTAGAAGTAATTCAAACTATTTGCGCCTCATTCAGGGCTACACTTGTCCAATCTTTTGGCAAGATTTCTATCGCAATTGATCGTCCTGACCAATTTCCTTCTATGGTATTTAACGAAACTAACATTAAAGCTGGATCTTTTCAGATAAGTGGTGGTCGGGAAAGTGATATCATAACTGGTGTAGATGTAAGTTATGTAGAACCTACAAATCACTATAAGAGAGAGACGGTAAGAATAGACTCTGTGGATGCAAATGATGGTTCACTAAGAGCAGCAATAGAAAATATCCAATCTCTAGACTTACCAGGAGTAACTCGCAGAAGTCAGGCTCTTCGCTTTGCTCAATATCAAATTGCTGCTTCTCGCTACTTACGAAGAACTATAGCATTTACAACATCTACTGATGCATTAAATCTAGCTCCAGGTGATTTGATATCTGTTTCACAGAATATGACAGGTATAAACTATGGATTTGGTGGTAAGGTTTCTAGCACCGCGTCAGTAGGTGGAGCAGATGCGAATGTTGTTTTAGAGCATTTTACCTCTCCAGGATTACAAACAACAACTTTTACCGCAAACTCAAGCCCCCTTGCATTAAGAATTATTGGTGTAGATGACGAACGTTTAGATTTATATATTGTTAGTAATACTGATTTTACTTTAGAAACTACTGATAACGTTAGTACAGGAATTGATATAGCAGAACTTAAAATTATTGGTAGATTTAACCCTATTACTAAAAATATTGATAATTATAGTTCTTGGGATGCAAACAATGTTCCTGTGGCAGGTGATTTATGGAGTTTAGGTGAGTGGGAAAATCCTGGTAATTACTATACTAACAAAGCAGGAAAACTGTTTACTGTAGCAGAGCTTGAGCGTGAAAATGATGGTGAAGTAAATATCATAGCAAAAGAATATGTGTCTAATGTGTATGTAGATTCTGATACTTTTATTGACTATACTCCTACCGCTTATATAGATATTGAAAGTCCTTTTTCAGCACCTCCTCCGCCAGTATTTACTTTTCAAAAACAAACCAGACGTAGACCTGATGGAAGTGTTGTATTTGATGGATTTATTGATAATAAAACAGATAGACTAGGTTATATTCAAGACTATAGAACAGAATACTATATTGCAACTCCTGAAAGTTCTACACTGATTAACAACTCTTTTGTAAGTCCCCTAACTCTAACAGTTGATAATGCAACTGCTTTGTCTGAAGGAGCTACTCAATCAACTATTACAGGTAAGTCTGGTTTTTCTAGCTTTGTAGGTGAGATTAGATTACTTTGTAATGCTTACGCAGTTATTGATAATGGTGACGGTTCTAGTAATGTAAGACTTACTGTTGAAGGACTTAATGTTTGTTTTGATGAAAATATTTTTAAACATGTTCTTGAAGTAAATGATGATGCTGTATTTTTAGGATTAAAAGGTGATGATTATGTTACTGTTCCTCTTAAAGAAAAAACATCAAAAAATAGTTTAAGAAACTTTATTGCATTTGCTGATGATACTGTTGAAGCTTCTGCTAATATTGTGACTTATGACAAGACATCTGATACTATAGATATAGAAAATATTACCACAGGTAGCACAGCTTTAGTTAATCTATTAGCTGATTTACCTTTTGAAGTTAAAATTAATCAAGTACTTGATTCAAGATTTTTTGATAATTCATCTTTTTATGTAAGTGGAACTGATAAACAGTTTGAAGTAGCGAATACTTTTGGAGACTCACATAGTGGATTTATTGAACTTCCTGTACGTCCTAGAAATAAAAAGTTTATTCGTTTTTATGTTGATGGGATTGAGAAGTCAGCAGGACAGTTTACGTTTAATAAGAATGATACAACATCTTTAAAAGCAAATATAGGATACACAACTTCTTCTGGAGATGTAGCTTATCGGGTAGAGCTTGATCACTATACTGTTCCTGCAATAGAGGTTGGAGATAACATTCAAACTTTTGCTGGTAATGTATTTTCAGTAGTCAATACTAGTTTTGATCCTGCAAGCGCAGCTTATAATGCTGCTTTGACAGCCAACTCTATTTATCGAATTCAACTTTCAGAGCGTCCTGCAGCTAATTTGTTTGGTAGTTATTTTGTTAATATTGCAGAAAATCCAGTTGGGACAATAAACAATGTATCTTCTAATACTTGTACTTTTGATTACGATACTACAGTTTATCCAGGTAATTTTAATTTAGCTAACTCTGGAATTTACGATCTTCAAGTCTCAAGTGAGTAATAGATTTTTTCTAGGTGAAGACCAGCTAGTGAGAGACCTAGATTTTGGTGTTACGACTATTAAAGCAAGAAATATAAACGCTTTTAGACGAGCTAGTCCTTATGTTGAAAAATCTATTATTACTTCTCCAATTCCTATACAAAAAGTTGAAGGCGTGAGTGTAGTTGAATCATTATATAGGGAACAGACTGGCGGTGTTGCTGTTCGTGTTACTGTCTCTTTTAATCACATTACTGGACAAGAAGTAACTGATTATGAAATTTCTTACCGTATTTCACAAGTAGACGCTATTGGCGAGAATGATGGAGGAACTGAGCTTACCTCATTTAACACAGTAAAAGTTTCAGCATCAGGTGTCGAAGATGATGGAAAAATCAGATTTACAGTTTATGGAATAAATCGAGGTGCTACCTCTTCTACAAATTCAGCTATATTTAGAATTACACCTCTTAATAAAGATATAAAAGGTTCTACTACTACAGTTGAGAAAACAATTTTTGGTAAAACTGCAACTCCTAATAACATTTTTAATTTTACAGGAGGTCAACAAACTGACCAGGTAACTTTTTTCTGGAATTATGTAAGAACAAATGATGAATTAGCAGATCTAGATCTTAAAGAAGTGGTAATTAAACGTATTCAAGGCACGGCGTCAGCTAGTCTTGAAAATTTTGTTTTAGCTACTCCTTATGTTACTGTTGCTGCTGGGGTAAATAGAAAATCTGTCCCAATTGATCAGTTTGGAACATTTACTTATTTAGTTCGTACTCGTGATACTAGTGGTAATTTTAGTGAAGATGTTGTGGCTATTACTCTTACTACTTCTAGACCTCAGAGATCAACAGTAGTGGCAGCTTACAGTGACGATTCTCCTGCTGTAGATTTTACTCTTATAACTAATCGTAATTCTGACGAAGAAAATTTTCCATCATTTGCTAATTCAAACACTGGTGGTCTTTCTTATGCAGTAGTTGATTCACCTTTTGATTCTTCTTTAGTAGACAATGCAAACGGTACTTCTTCAGGGTGGAGTGCAATAGCGGGATCTCCTACTGACTTATTAGCTGATGGTTCAGCTACGTATATTACTCAAATTAGAGATTTCGGTGCTACTATTACTGGGCAGATATCGATAGATATTCAAGGAACTCAAGCTGTACAGTCAACATGGAATGATCAACATGAACATATTATAGAAAGTACAACTGAAGAATCTCCGGGTGGTAACGTGCTAGTAGATTCATCTTTTGGAGGTATTGGACACCTAATTGGGTTTGCAAATGTTCAAGCTCTTAATTTTAGATATGATTCTAATAATAAAACCCGCATGAGTGGAGGAGCATCTGGTAATGTATATGCAATTCACATGCACGGTAACTTTGTAAACGATGAGTCAAATGCTAATGTTTTTGCTTTAATCGCAGGGACGATTAATGCTAATGCAATTGCTCTTGGAGAAACTTATTTTGCAAACGGTGATTCAACTGGTGGCAATACTTATGCTAATTTAGCCGTAGCAGGATCATCATATTATTTAGTTGATTTAAAACAATATTCTGATTTTGGCACAACAGAGACTTTTGCAGGTGATTTGGGAGCACTTGCTACACAAGTATTTATCCGTACCACTACCGCTGACAATACTATAGTATATTATGCAAATGGGAATGTTAATGTAGCAGCATTTGGTTCTTCTGGAGTTAATGAAGAATATATTCCTTATGAAGCTGGAACCAGAACTTTTAGACAGTTCCAAATTAAATTTGTTGTAAACAATACTCAGGAGGATCAATTTGACTTTACATTAGATCAATTTCGTTATACAGTAGATAAAGAACAGACTATCTTTTCGAACACAGTTATTTATGATGCTACAACAAAAACAGTAGACTACACTGATTCAGAATTTTTAAATAGACCTATCGTTTCAATTCAGCCAATTGATACAGTAACTTCTCAAACTGCAATCGTGACTACTGGATCAAATACTAGTGTAAGCTTTAAATTGTATGATGTAGAAAATAGTACTTTAGTTCCAGCAGATCAAGGAATTGAGGTACAAATTACGGCAACAGGGGTATAAATGTCACTACAAGATTCAAACACTTATGTTGAACCGACGTCGGGAACATCTCTCAATATTTCTCGTACTCAGTTTAATAATTCTATTCGTTCTCTTTTGACTAATTTCAAATCTTCAGCTGTTGTAGATACTGAGAATATTACCGCATCTGGAGTTGGTATTGGAGAACAGGATGGTATGTTATATAGAAGTGCTACAACAAACGCACTTTATATATCTGACTCTATTCATGTAAAGTCATCTCCTGTCGGAGGTAACTTTACTCGTGTAGGTATAGGTAATCGTGTTGAGAATGGTATTACAGCCCTAACTGCAAACATTGCCTCTTATGAGATAGGTGAGCTTGTAGCTACTCCATCAGCTTCTGGTGCTCTTTCTGCTAATGCCCGTTTATATTTAATATCTGCTAATAATGGCACAATGGCTGATGTAGTAGATGTAGGTATACCTCCAACTAACGGTTCAGTCCAAAATACTATGCTTGGGATTGGATCAGTTGACTTAGGTCGTGTAAATTTTGCTAAAGTAGGTTTTAGACTTGACTCTTTTGACGGTAAAGCAGAATGGGAATCTAATACAACTATGCGAGTTTCAGCTCTTGCAGGAGCTAATACTTCTATAGGTTTAGGCACTCTTAATAATGGTAACGTAGCCATAGTTCATAGAACTGACGCAGCTGCTACTTCATCACTCAATGGAATGCATGTGATGAAAACTCCAGGCAACTATGCCAACCTAGCAGCAGCTACCTTAAGTCAAAACTCTATACAAAATAGTCCAACATCTACCCCTGCCCCTTTATTACCAGCAGGTTCTATTATTATGTGGAGCGGTTCTTCAGCTCCCACAGGATGGTTACTTTGTGATGGAACTAATATAAGTAGAACTACTTATGCATCTTTATTTGCTATCGCGGGTACCAGTTACGGAGTTGGGGATGGCTCTACAACCTTTGGGCTTCCAGATTTAAAAGATAGATTTCCCCTTGGTAAAGGTACAAACAATAGTACTCTTGGAGCAGAAACTGGATCTGTAAGTGCAAGCTCTGTACTTACTACAGCCTCTGATGGCGATGGTGATTTAACCGTAGGTACTACATCAGTGGCAGCTTCTGCTAAAGACTCGACAACAACATCCGTAGTAAATTCAGTAAGTCAGGCAGCTCATACACATACTATTACAGTTCCATCCTCTGTTGTAAACTATATTATTAAAACTTAATAGGAGATATTATGAATTACTATATTAAAGTAAATATATCAGAAAGAAATGAAGATCCTTTTGTATATTTTGCTGTAAAAGATTATGAAAAAGGAAAAAGAGCTCCTTTAATTGCGCGTCAGTTTCCTCTCGATTTAATCTCTGAACATGAACCAAGATTATTAGAGTTTGTTGAAGGCGATATTGATGGCGTTTACCTTGAAATTAAAAAGGATCGTGTAATAAATCAATTAGGAGAAGACGGTGTTACTGTTGGAGAACTATCAGAAGAAGCAGTAGAGTTTTTAACTAACCTTACAAAAACCATCTGTTTGGAAGAAAAATATGATGAGCTCTTAGCTCCTCCTTCAGTTGATCAACAAGTAGAAGATTTTATAAAAGAATTTTTTGAAGAAAATACTGATCCAGAATTTGCAGATTTAGAGGGTGATAAACCTCTAGAGCAAAAAGACTTTTTAGCTGAGTTCTTTGCAGAACTCGAAGACGAGTCTGACGAAGCGGAGAAATAATGTCACTTACTCGTGTTACTACTAGCGTTATTAGTTCTAATGTTATTACTTCTGATTTACTTCAGAATAATATCATACAGAGTCGTCATATACAGCCTGGAGCTATTACTACCGACTTATTAGAACAAACGGCTAATTCTGCAGCTATTGAGATTAGAGTAAATGCTAATCTTGATATCGTTCAGGATAATGTAGCAGGTTTGGTAACAGGACTTAATGGTGCTAATACTAATATTAATACAATTCAAACCAATGTTTATGCAGACTTTACTACTTTATCGGGATTTATTGACCTTGTTCAAGATAATGTGGCATCAGTTTCAGCTAATCTTTTAACTACTGTCGGTAATGTTAACTCTGTACAAGATAATGTAGTAGCAACTCAAGCAAATGTGACAGGAATAATAAGTGGTGATACACAATTTAGTTCTGCTAAGATATTTCAACAAAATGTCACTATCCAAGGTAACTTAATTGTTGTTGGTTCTCAAGTTGACTTGGGAGTAGGCACAGCTACAATTGATGATAACTTTATTGTAGTTTCTGCAAACCTAACAGCAACTCCTGCGACAGACTCTGGTATTATTATTAATCGTGGTGTTGAGGGCAACGTATTTA